TCTGTTATGATCCTTCGGTTCGGAAACTGGGTCACATGATCTTTCCATTCGGTTTGATTATGCACGCTTTTCACCTACCCTTCCTGGATTATGAATGTGAACCTGTATAAAATCCCTTCTTGCACATCCTTTCGGACCAGGCTCTCCGGTTTTGAAAGCCAGAGGTTATTGTTTGTGTCGTAAAGTTGAACCTCCGTCACATTGATATCCCCTGGTACCGTGTGGTCAATTAAAAAATCGACCGCCAGCCTGCCATCCGGAAGGACGGAAACAGAAGAGATTTTAGCTTTGTAATAATTGCCGCCTGCTTTGTATCTGGCATATGCGATTGTTTTCCTGGTATACTCCTTATATCCTTCAATCGCCGCAGCTGTTAACAATCCCATGGCTTTCCTCCTTTCTATAGGTCGCGCTCTGCTTCGCCGCAAAGCTGATAATCAAATACCGAGCCTTGTGCTGAAATGCTTGGCAGTATTGATCCGTGTTCTATACCTCCCACTGTGTTAATATCCGGGATGGTTCCTGTCAGTGGATATTCGAACGTGTGAGCCTGGTTGTCCACCTGGATTTTCATTGATATATCGGTCTGGAAGAGCACTGTGAATGAAAGGTGCGAAGGCTTGACGCTTCTTACTGTGTTTATCAGCTCCTGGTAGTCCACCATTGACTCTCCTGGCAAAACGGAAATATGAAAGGTGTATGTCCCGTTTTCTTCGGTTACTGTGGCCTCTCTTCCTGTCACGTCTCTTACAATCCGTTCAATTCTTGCCGGGTTCATTGGTGATCGTATCCCTCGTTTTATGATTACTCGCTGTCTGCGTTCCTCAATGGATAGGCTTTCATTGGGAGCGATATGGTATCGTTGCTCCCAGTATTCTATCCCCCAGGTGGCTGTCTCCGGAAATGCCTGAAGCCGGAGCTCTTCGATAAACTGCCAGGCCTCGTCAATCTCCAGGCCCATGACCTGGAATATCCACTTTGCTACATAGGACTTGTCATAAATCGGGGATACTGTCTTCAGCATTCTCTTGGCCGCCGGGCTGGTAGGGAAATTCTCTAAATTCATTCGCCACCACCTCCGCCCGGATCAATAGTGCCTGTTACCGGGTATTCGTCCTCCTCAAGCACGATATTGACGGTACCTCCGTTCATGGTCAGTCCCGTGAAGTCTTTCACTCCTTCTGTGTTGGTTAAAATTGAAATTACCCTGTTGTATCTCACTACTCCTTCCTTCTTGGCTTCGACATAGTATGTTCGAAGCTGCGCTTTGAAACGTTCCAGAACAGTTTCCTGGTTCTCACCTGCCTTTAATTCGAGCGTGAAGCTATAATTTATCTCCTTGGCCGTCGGTGCCTCTACGGTGACCGTGGCGCCTATTGGAGCCTTCCTCTGCAGCCTGTCGTCCGGCGACATTATGTTGTTGTAAACTGCAGTAATTATCGCCTGGTTGGCCGGTTGGCCGTTGGCGTCAATTACAACCACCTTCACCGTTCCTGGTCCTGTCCATTCCGGCATTACCAGCGCGGTACCCACGCCAGGAACTTCCTCCGCCCATCGCTTATAATCGCCATCGCTGCCTACAAAGCTGGCCTCACTGGCTGCGTCAATTTCCATGATCCTGTTGCGTAGCTCGTCGTCGCTCTCTACTTCGGTCCCGCCTGTGATTGCTGCTTCGTTGGTCACAGATGTAATGCCCTTGATTGGTGTCATCATCAAAGTGACCGTATTGGACGGCACGTTGCCTTTTATTCCTGGCTCGACGGCTGTTATTTGAACTCTTACCGTCCCATCCTCGCCGATAGTGTATTTCTCTGTTGTCTGGTACTCAATTGCCGGCGAGTCCGCTGTGGCCGGTGCGGCAAATCTGAAACCTGCAGGTATTGTCGTTCCTGGTATGCCTGTTATCAGCAGCTCTCCTGAAGCTGGATTTGCAGGTTTTCTTGTTATACCGCGTCCTTTGGCATGATAGTCCAGCCATTCGCCGTATGCCCACATCGGGAACATTATCTTCAGCGTTTCTACGAGGTGGAATTCCAGCATTTCCGCTTTTTCAAGCGCTGTAGGCTTTGTAAAATCCCAAGGAAAGCCGTTTTCCGTATCGTCTATGTCCGGTGGCAGATTCTCCATCATGCGCTTATGAATTGTTTCGGCATCCTGATCATTCAGGAAACTGGGCGGTGTAAACTCTGGTATCGACATTCATTCCACCTCCTTATGTTTGAAAGTTCACGCCTATTTTTTGTTCTTCCCATTCCTTGCCCTTTACAATGAACTCGCAATGTATGCTGTCGCCGGTCCACGTGAACTCAAATCCCCGGACGTATTCCGTCCTGGGGTTTACCATGAGCGCCTCTGTGATTGTTCTCTCCAGGGCCGATTCTACCGCCTGTCTGTCTGCCTGCTTTAGTGCATCGTGAAGCTCGATTCCTATATCGCTGCTATATGCCATTCTTTCCAGGCGTTCAGTCAGCACGGTTTTAATGCACCACTGCTTGTATGCTTCCTTTCCTTCAGCCACCACCAGCTTATTGGCTCCGTCTCGCCTGAAGTCCCCAAGTTCAAAATCAAAATAAACGCTCGGCTTATATTTCTGCTCCTCCGGAGGAGTTGTTATGTTGATCTCTGGAACGTCAAAGACAGGAAACAGGTTTTTGTCTGCCATATGATCATCCTCCTATCTTTGTTGCCGGTAGCACGATATCAATGACTACGGCGTCGTTTTGCACCCAGGCCACCAGGACCCTATCTCCCGGCTTCAGCCAGCGCATGCTTTCCGGAACCACTACGTCGTGAACATGAGCTCCCTCTGTGTTGGGGTGGCTGTGAGTTCCGTCTCCCTGGTATTGGTCGTGGCTTCCGCTGGGTCCATGCGGGTGCTGTCCTTGGCCGGTTTTTGTTAGGGTTAATGGTTTGCCTGGATCATGGGTTACATCCCTGCATACCAGGTAATCTGTTTTAGGTATTGGTATCGGGAATGTGTTTGTCAGCAAGCTGTAATCGTCTTGAATTACTCCAAAGTCAAGCAAGAGGGGGGATTTATTCACTTCCTGCATGCGTTGCTGCATTACTCTTGCCAGCTTGTTTATGCCGGGGTTGCCCGATGATGGCTTCATCCTCCCACCTCCTATGCTTTAGTTATTGTATTTGGTTTTACCCAGCCGATGGCGTCCACGTGATATGGGCATGGCCTTGAAGTATCCACTTTAATAGTGATGGTGCATTTCCGGTTGGTGAATGTTTTTCCTTTGCCGTTACCGTAGCTGTCGCGGTATACCGGTCCGTTCAAGATTACGGTATCTCCCTTGTTGAACTCTCCGGAGCTTGAAGCTGCAGCTGCAGTGGTTGAGGCCTGGGTGGTAGTAGCTGTTGTTGTTTTGTCTTTTTCGTCCTCCAGCTCCATGGTCATGGTCCTGCTGCCGGCGTCATGCCTTATAGCCTTGATGATGTAGTACCCGTTGAGGGTTCCGGCCTTGACGTGGATTTTGTCTCCTTTCCGGATCATTGGCACGTCCGGAGCTTCGAGGACTATTGTCCTGGCCGGCTTGCCTTGCTCGTCCAGCATTTCCTGGGCCGCTGATTTGGCCGTGGCCAGCGTGTCGTCTTCGGACCTGTTGTAGATCCTCTGGCGTATACCGTACTGGGTTTGGCCATCGAGAACGGCCTCTACCGGCTGCCTTCCTTCGCTGTCTTCCTTGCCTACCACCTTTACCCTTGTGACAAGGTCGGCGGTGCTGATCTTATCCCTGACCAGTGTCGCGTTTGTATCCTCGTCAAAGTGATATATGGTCTTGTTGCTCCCCTTCGGCAGTACGCTTACCTTGCCTTTTGTGGCCCGGATAATGCATTTTGGAGCGCCTTTCTTCGCTGCATCATCCAGCAGCTGCAGGAGAATGTTGCTCAAATACTCGTTCTTGAAAGGCGTTTTTGCATGAGCTACATCTGGTCCCTCGTATTTCTCCACTGGCACTCCCCAGTCGTTGAAAATTCCCATAATGGCCGATTTAGTTCCTGTGCCGGCTGTATAATACCGGTTGTCCTGGCTTTGCTGCAGGTTAAAGAGCTCATCATAAGCCATAATGTCAAATAGCGTGGCAGTGTTGCCGATTTCTCCAGGTTCCCATTCCACTATGATCCCTCTGGCCACCTCGTCGCTGCCTGTTCCCCAGTCTGCAATAATTACTACTATGCATCCTGGTTGTGCAATACTGGAGAGCTTTTTGCCTTCGTATGTGATATTGTGGAGTGATATGTTGGTTCTCATGGCCAGTTCTGCGTCCCCTTCTTCCCAGCCGATACTTTCTGCAGCCTGGGTAACGTCGATCTGCTTGCCTGAAGATGTGATCAGTATCGCTCTGTATTTGATTTTGCTTATGTCTATCGTGGCTTTTCACCTCCTAACTTGGCAACATTAGGACTTGTCCGGGGTATATGAGACTTGGGTTCTTTATCTTGTCCTTATTTAGGTTGTAAATCTCCATATACCTTCCGCCTTTGCCAAGGGTCAGCTGTGCTATCTTCCAGAGGCTATCGCCGCTTTTAACGGTATAAGTCTTGGCTGTAGCTTTTGCTGCCGGAGGCCTGGTTGTCGAGCTTGTATTGTTTGTCTGTGCCTTTGGTTTTATGTTTAATTCATTAACTGTATAAACCTCTATGGGCTTGGCCTCGATGAAACTGATTGAATACTCATAGTCGCCGTTTCCTCCGGTCGCCTCTGCTGTATAACTATCCAGGTATACATCGTGGTTGATTGAGGTCTCCGTTACCATAAGCCTTAGCCTGGTTCCGTTTTTCCTCCATTTTTCCCATATGCCAATGATTTCGTCAGGGCTATGCCAGTATTGCGTTTTTACATAGCTGGCATTTTTTCGGCTTTTTCCGGGGAGAGTTCCACTCCACGAAAATGACAATAAACTTGTGCCCTTCGGAAATTTTACCTCCCCGACATTAATAATGTCGTAAGATTGAAATTGCATATCGCCTTTGCGCTTGGCTTTTTCAGGGAGCATGGAAAGAGTAAGTCTCCAACCTGTTTCAATTTCTGTGAAATAGATATCCATTTACGCCTCTGCTCCTCCTTTCACCGGCATATTTGCAAAAATGCGGGCCAGTTTTTCTGCCAGCTCGTCTCCTATGTCGTCAGTCATTTCGCGGATATAAGCCTTCAGTATGGCCACCACTTTGTTTTCATCGGTGTTGTCTCCGCTGCCTTCAATCGTGAATTTAGGCTCTGCTTTGACTTCCACCTTGATGGTGATATTCTGGCCGGCTCTTCCGGTTGCAGAGGCTACCGGGATCTCGTCGGGTTCATCGCCTACTATTCCGCCGTCTTCATAGGCTCTTACTCCGAGAAGTTCACCGGTCCGCTGCCATAAATCGAGGCCTCTTTGTCTCTTACTTGGGCTTAATGGGATAAGGCTTTCAGCTCCATCCTCGGCCACGATGCCCATGTGCGGCTTTGTCATAATTCCGCCGTATGCATGTTCGAGGACACTGCCTTTGCCCTTGCTGGTTGTCAGGCCGGTCTCTTTTGAACCTTTTTGGCCCAGACCTGCGAGCCAGTCTTTGAAGCTCTGCCACTTGTCTCCGATCCATTCGCCGATGTTACCGAGCTTTTCTCCTACCCATTCCCAGGCCTTGGTTGCTCCTGTCTTGATGGGTTCCCATACGTTATTTGAGAACCAGTCGGAAACCCCGGACCAGGCTTCGCTTATGGCATTCTTTGCTGCTGTGAATTGTTCTCCCAGCCATGCTCCGGCTGTCTGTGCTGCGCTTTTTACCGGCTGCCATACTGTTTCATCAAACCACGTGCTTACAGTTCCCCATGTCTCGCTTACCCAGTTCTTGGCTTCACTCCATCTTTCGCTTATCCACTGACCTGCCGCCTGGGCTCCCGTTTTGACCGGGGTCCATATTGACGCTTCAAACCATGTTGAAAAGTCGGACCAGCGCTCGCCTATCCATGTTCTTGCCTCGTTCCAGCGGTCGCTTACCCATTGACTGGCTGCTTGCGCTGCATTGCTTACTGGGGTCCATATGGATTCGTCAAACCAGGCTGAAAAATCAGACCATCTGTCTCCGATCCACGTCCTGGCCTCGTCCCATCTTTGGCTTACCCATTCACCTGCAGCTTGTGCCGCATCTTTTACCGGGGTCCATATCGATTCGTCAAACCACCCGGAGAAATCACTCCATTTGTCACCGATCCAATCTCTTGCCTCGCTCCATGCTCCTGCTGCGATGTTAATTGCTGAAATACCAACGTCCTTTGTCGGGGTCCATACCGAAGTATCGAACCAGTCGCTGAAGCTGCTCCATTTGTTGCTGATCCAATCTCCAGCCGCGTTCCACTTCTCGGCCACCCAGGATCCGGCGTTTGAAGCTCCGGTCTTGATGGAGTCCCATGTGTTGCTTGCCCATTGCTTTGTGTTTTCCCAGAACTTTGATAAAGCTCCGTCTTTGTCCGTTGCGTCTGATAGGGCTTTGCCGGCTTTATCTCCGGTGAAAAGTGCGGCCACGCCGCCGATTCCGGCTCCTACAAGAGCTCCTACGCCTGTTCCTACTACCGGTACTACCGAGCCTATTGCGGCTCCTATGCCGGCTCCAGCGCCTACCATTCCGATTTTGGTACCGCCCTTCCAGTATTCATCCTTGGCCTCTTTACCGGTTTTCTTGGTGCCCTGGTATATGTCTATCGCTCCGGCTCCAAGTCCGGCAATGCCAAGCGCACCGCCCAGAACGCTTGAAGCTCCGGCTGCTATGGCTCCGCCGGCAGTTGTTGCTCCGCTGCCGAGTGCTACGCCGGTCTTGGCCAGGCCGGTTGCCAATGCGCCGCCTGTGACCACATATGTTCCGTTGGCCAGCTGCACTGTGTTTAATGCCTTTCCTGCGGCTCCTGCAGCTCCTGGAAGTGCTAACGGTGAACCTCCGGCTGGTGGTAATGCCGGGGGCTTGGTTACTGTTGGCAAGGAAGGATAACCTCCTAATGGTGAACCGCCGCCTGTCGGGGATCCCCCTCCTGGGCCCTGAATAGTCTTTCCGTAAACGTAAACTATGGAGGCTGTTACATACATGGTGTCTGTCGAATATGCCGACGGTATGCCTGTGGTGTCTGGTGTTCCGCTCTTGCTGCCTTTGCCAAGGAGGCTAATTAATCCCTTGCCGCCTTTGCCGATCAGCTTGAAAATTCCGAGTTTTTGAAGCGCCAGTGCTATTGCTCCGGCCGACAGCCAGGATGTGCTTGTTGGTTCCTCTCCTCCTGGGAGCAGCGTTCCCGCGTCCTTGAATACGCCCTTTATGGCGTTTAGGATCGCTTCGCCTACCTTCTTGCCGTCAAATCCTCGCGTGAAGCCTTCAGCGAATGAAGCTCCTATGCTGGTCCCATCCTCTACGGCGCCTTTTGCGTCAATTCCGAGTATGGCCAGCAATCCTGCAGAGAGCGCAGTGCCTATTCCTTCGCCGATTTTTTCGGCTTTGTCTGCGAGCCAGGCCTTGCCGGTTGAATTCCACCATTCATTGAACGGCTGCGCTACTATCTTGTCCCAGGCTATCTTCAGCTTTTCTCCGAAGTTTTTCGCGTCTTTCCACTCCTGGGAGTTGACCATGCGCCGTATGCTGTTTCTTAAGTCGTCCACTCTGGCCATTACCCATTTGGAGATGTTTGCTCCGGCTTTCTTCCAGGCCTCTCCCCATTCAGCTATGATGTCCTGGTTCTCATCTATCCAGGTTGTGATCCTTTCAAGTCCCGGCTTTATACCTTCCCATAGACCTTGTCCCCATGGTCTTAAAAGTGA